TGGAGCCGCCAAAAGGTGAAGGTGAATCGCCATTAGGGTTTGAGCAACACGAGTCAGCAACGCTCGTTGTAACGCCATTCCAAGGTGATGTACCGGATAGCGTGACGTTTAGACCGCCATCAGGATCAGGGGCAAAGACAGGACGCGGTAAGCATCAATCCGTAGCGCGGGAAGCGTTGAGGTATGTGATTAAGCGCAACGGTGAGCATCAGATTATTCAAGGTGAACGCCATCGCGTGGTGAGTATTGACGCCTGGCGTGATGAGTTTTACGCCAGATTGGGAAGCGATGTTGAGGAAAGCGATAAGCGAAAACGGTGGAAAGAGGTGAGGGATAAGCTGTCCGAATTAGGGTTTTCCGCCATCAGGAATGATGTTGTATGGATCAAACCGAGTGACGATGAAGCGTTTTAGCGTCCGAAACGTCCGAATTACATTTTGAGCGTCCGAAACACGCGTGTCCGAAATCATGAAAAACGTCCTGAAACGTCCGAAAACGCGTCCTGAATTGTCCGTAATGGTTCACGAACAAAAAGCGAACGCGTCCGAAATGTGTGTGTGTCTGAAAGACACACATTCGGACGCTTCAATGTTTCGGACGGTTAAGTAGGACGCTAGGGGTTTTATGTTTTTCCCATGGCGGCTTAAACGGTAAGTGTGAAGTGGGAAGTGGAAAACGAAAAAGGAAGGAGTTGATGTTATGGCGGGTAAACAGCGAAGAGGGAAGGTTCATACGGATCTTCATGGCGGCTCACCGTTTGACGGATTGAAGCAACCTTTTGAAGAGAAAGATCAGATCTTGTTGGCGATGAACGCGTTGGCGGTGAGCGTTATGGCGAGGAAACGCAAAGCGGATGAGCGCTGGGGACTTGATCGTTTGGCGGAACTAGTGAGTGAGGAAACGCGTTTGAGGTTTTGGAAACAGTTGGCGCGTTGTCGGTTGGCGTATCAAGCGCGTGACGTTGAAGGGTATCGCTCGGCTTGTGGCGGGATGATCAGAGCGTATGACGCGTTAGAGAAGGAAGCTGAATCGGTTGGCGCTGATCCGGTGACGGTCGATGTGATGGAGGGTCAGCGGGAAGATGGAAGCGTGTTCGGTGTGGCGGCTAACGCTGACTCGGCTTGGGCGTATTCGTTGCAACGTCCGAGCGTTGACGTGTGGACGTTAGAAGAGTTGGCGGTGATCCTGGCCGCGCCAGTGTTTACGCAAGCCGTGAGACTGAAGCGCGAGATACCTGGTTGCGAAGTGATGTCGATCATTGTGCCGGATGACGTTGAGCCTGTATTTGGCGGTAAATCGGAAGGCGAGTACGCGTTGAGCGATAAAGAGATTTTGGCCATGCAAAAAGTTGGCGAGTTAAGTCGAAAGGGAAAAAAGTAAACCTCCGGTTTTTGTGTATTTATGGATACGGGGAATTGTGGGGTGTTCGCTTTTACGTTCGACCAGGTGATTGGTCCAACGAGAACGGTTCTCGATTGCGATCGAGTCTGGATCGAGTTTCGATCGCAAGCGCGATTCGGCGCGAATCGAGAATCGTTCCGCGTCAAGCGCAGTCGGCCGCGGCCGCTCTTGAAACGGCGAAGCATGGCAAGCATGGGGTCGGCTCGGGTAGTGGCGAGCGATAACGTCGGCGCAAAAGCCGTTAAACGGGCCTCTGACGCGTTAAATTTATCGCTTGGCTACTACCCTACGCTGATTGATTGATCGTTGATTGTAGGCGCGTTAAATGGCTCCGGTTAAATGGTCGGTTAATGGTTGCAAAGGCCCATTGCGAAAAAAGCGCCGATTGGCGCTTTTCGTTGGTGGGTGTGTGGTGGGTTAGACTGGGAAGAAATTGATCGTTACGCCATAAACCGGAAATGGTCCGCTTTTCAAGGTTTCAGCGTACTGCATGGCGTTTTCAATACTGTTAAACGTTAACGCTCGGCCATTGGCGTGCGTTGGCGTAAAAATATAGTCGCTTTTCCCGTCAACATTTTTTCTGATGGCTTGCACAATATACATATGGATCTCCAAAGTAAAAGCCGCCCTGGTGGGCGGCTCATACGGTTAAAAAATCAAGCTGCGAAAGCCATTGGCTTTTGGATTGGATTGATCGCCCAAGCTGGTGGGCTTTTGCTTTCGCTTTCGTCTGCAAAGGATCGGAAGGGCATGATAACGCCAACGAAATTGGCGTTAACGTCCAGGTGGACTAACGATGCGCTGTCGCCGTTGTGCGCGACGTGGATAAGCTGGTTTTTGCTGCCCAAAAGTTTCGCGGCCTTGGCGAATCGCTCCAAAAGCGCAGGCCTGAATTGAGCAACTTCGCCTGATACGCGATGGGGTATGACGCGCTGTATATCGGGAAACTTCCCATCGATCGCGCTAAAGTTGATAGTCGCGCCTGTAACTGCGGTGATGGTGCCCGTTAATCCGTCAGTGTCGATAATGACGCTATCAATATTTTTTGACGCTGGCTTGAGCAACTTGATAACGTCCAAAGGAAGGATAAATTCAGCGTAGGTAATGTCCTCATTCTCTTGTTCGCTACGGTGAATGCCAAGGACGTGTCCATCGGTAGCGGCTAACCTTGTTTCGCCTGCGCTTGCTGTCACGTGCACGCCATTAAGGTAGTAGCGAATATCGCTATCTGCTGCTAATACTGCGATGGCTTTTAGTGCTGACAATGTGGTGTAGATTTTCATGGTAGCAATCCTATAAGTTGAAAAAAACGGCGAAGGCGAATGCGACGCCAAAAATAAAAGCGATGGTCCAGTCTATAAGGGCTTGTTTCATGCCTGTTGCTCTGAATAGTTTTCAATGACATGTTCGGCGATCTCGGTCCAGTTAACGCTTGACAGGAAAGCAAGCGCATAATCCTGAGCAAGTGTCGTTTCGTTTTTATAGTCGCAAATCAACTCTTCAGCGTAGGCTTTTAAATCCTGCCCAAGATGGTAAGCAGACTGATCAAGATCAAAACCTTCAGGATCTTGCCCGTCGAAAATCTCAAGATTGACTCGCCAAGTTGCGTAGTTTGTCCATCCGTTGTAACTGCTATTGCTCATTTTTCTCTCCTGTTAATTGTTTCGCTTGATTGCGATGGTCGAAACAATAACACGACAATACTTTGATGGCTTGGCCGTTTGTCGGTAAAGTTTTGCCGTTTATCAGATTTAGGGGAAAATCATGGCCGGAAAACCAGAATCCAGGCGACAAATCGCCTTGATTGAAAACTTAGGCATTGATGCAATTGCCGATAGAGTTGCTGGCGGCGAAACTATCCGATCCATTGCGGCTGATCTTGGCGTCAATCCAAACAGGATTAGCAGTTGGGTTAATTCTAGCGACGAGCGCGCCGCCGCGCTCTCACGCGCGCGTATGCGCGGCGCGCATGCTTTGGTCGAAGAGGGCCACTCGATTGTCATGCAGGCGACGAACGAGAGCGCAACTGTTGCCAAACTACAGAGCGATTACCTAAAGTGGATGGCTGCAAAGTTTAATGCCGCAGCGTATGGCGAGAATCGCGCGCCAGTAGTCGCGATTAACATCGACTCGCAAGCATGGCACGCGATCAAGCATGCTGACGCGTTGACAATTGACGCGCCGCAACAAGACTGACGTCGTCATGATCGCTTTACCATGCGAGACAATTGTCGCCAAACCGCGAAAAAGCTGACAATCTAGCCTGCTCGGTGCGGTTTAGGCGGTTTGTTGAGAGTCATTCTCATCCTCGATTGACTTGGAATTGATAATCGTTCGCATTTGATAGTCGTTTTGACCCCCCTGGCGCGATTTGGGCGGGGCGGCTTTGCCGCGGTGCCCCACACCTGCCAACTTATGCTTCGCATACCTGGCAATTGTGCGCACCAACTTATCCTTTGCCCCCCACGCCAGCCGCCCGTCGCCCCGACAAACGGACCCCAAAAAAATTTTCACAAGTGAGTAAAACGCTGTTACGCTTGCAACAAGTAAGCAAACACAGGGGAACGCAATGGCAATTTATGGGTATGCGAGGGTAAGCACACAGGAGCAAGTAGATAACACGTCACTTGCCGAGCAGGTAAGGAAAATACAGGGATTGGCGCTTATCCGCGGCGAGGATGTGGCGCAGGTATATACGGATGAAGGTGTAAGCGGTTCCGTGCAGCTCGCCAAGCGTGACGCTGGATCGCAGTTGGTGGAGGTCTTGCAACCTGGCGATGTGGTGGTAATGACGCAGTTGGATCGCGCGTTTCGCGACACGGTTGACGCGTTAACCATGGCTGAGGCGTGGAAAGCGCAGGGTGTCAAGATGATTGTGTTGGCGTTAGGCACGGACCCGGTAAACAATGGCTCGAGCTGGTCTGAGTTTTTCTTTACGCTTATGGCGGCCGTTGCTAGGCTCGAGCGCCGCCGTATTGCCGAGCGTATGGCTGACGGGCGCAAGAGCAAGGCGCAGGCCGGAGGTTGGGTTGGTGGGCATATCCCGTTTGGGTTTCGCAAAGAGGGTGACGGTAAAACGGCAAAACTTGTGCCTGATGAAGTGACGCATCCGATTTTGATGTTTATGGCGGAAAAAGCCAGCGAGCGTAAGAGCTACCGAAAAATCGCTTCAATGGTTAAGGATCAGTTTGGTATGAATGTGACGCATACGTTAGTGCATCGCGCGGTGGTGAATTATGTCGGCTAATAATGAGATTTATAAGCGTTACCTCGAGCTGGTGCTTCGTTACCGACCTAACGCGCCGCTGTTTGTGCGCGAGGTGCTTGGCGTATCGCCAGACCCGTGGCAAGAAGAGTTTTTGCAAGCTATATCGCGTGGCGAGCGAAAAATTAGCGTGCGATCCGGGCACGGTGTAGGTAAATCGACAGCCGCGTCCTGGGCGATGATTTGGTACATACTGACGCGCGGTCCCGCCAAGATCGTAGTGACTGCGCCAACGAGCAGTCAGTTGTACGACGCACTGTTTGCTGAACTCAAGCGATGGGTGAAGGAGTTACCAAATGCTTGGGGTGATCGGCTAGAGATGAAAACGGACCGCATTGAAATGCGTGCCGCGCCGCAAGAGTCGTTTATATCGGCTCGCACATCGCGTGCCGAGCAACCTGAAGCCTTACAGGGTGTGCATTCGGATAACGTGATGCTTGTGGCGGATGAAGCGTCAGGGATTCCTGAAGCCGTGTTTGAGGCTGCCGCGGGTTCTATGTCAGGGCATAACGCTGTCACGATTTTGCTTGGGAACCCAACAAAGTCCAGCGGGTTTTTCTTTGAGACGCACAACCGTTTGAAGGATGAATGGTGGACGCGCCGCGTGTCTTGCTATGACTCAAGGCGCGTGAGCAAGGAATATATCCAGGACATGGCTTCGCGCTATGGCGAGGAATCCAACGCGTTTCGTGTTCGCGTGTTGGGTGAGTTTCCTGCAACCGATGACGATACGTTGATTGGCGTTGAACTTGTTGATAGCGCGTTTCACCGTGACGTTGCCCCCACAGAGTCACCCGTGATCTGGGGTTTGGATGTAGCAAGGTTTGGCACGGATTCCACGGCACTTGCTAAAAGGAAAGGGAACACGGTTACGGAAATCAGGAAGTGGAGGAACCTGGATCTGATGCAAACAACGGGTGCCGTTGTGAGCGAGTACGAAGTGACGCGTCTTGAGGATAGGCCTGTTGAGATACTGGTTGACTCGATAGGGTTAGGTGCTGGCGTTGTTGATCGGTTGCGTGAGTTGAATATGCCAGCGCGTGGCGTGAATGTTTCAGAGTCACCTGCTTTGGGGAACACCTACATTAACTTGCGGGCTGAGTTATGGGGACGCATGAAAGCGTGGTTGGAAAAGCGCGATTGCAAGGTGCCTAAAGATGAATCGCTTTTGGCGGAACTCGTTGCGCCGCGTTACTCGTTTAATTCAAGCGGCAAGATGAAACTTGAAAGCAAAGATGAGATGCGCAAGCGCGGCATGGGTTCACCCGATATGGCTGACGCTTTGGCGTTGACCTTTGCTAGCGAAGCAGGAACCGCGCTATACGGGAAGGCTTACAACTCCCAATGGGGTAAGCCAATTAAAAGGAACTTGAGGGCAGTTGTTTAATGGAGATAACCCCTATAAATTTTGAAGAAGCCAATGCTTTTGTTTCTGCATTTCACCGTCATCACAAACCTGTAGTTGGGTGCAAGTTTTGTTTGGCGGTAAGCGATGGAGATAAGGTTGTTGGCGTGGCTATTGTTGGCAGGCCTGTAGCAAGAATGCTTGATAACGGATGGACGCTTGAAGTTAATCGTTGTTGCACAGACGGAACTAAGAATGCTTGCTCAATGCTTTATTCACACGCTTGGAAAGCAGCAAAAGCGCTCGGATACAAGCGCCTCATTACTTACACGCTTCCTGAAGAAGGCGGGGCATCATTGAAGGCTAGCAATTGGAAATGTATTGGTTTGCGAGGAGGGGGAAATTGGAATACTAAATCAAGGCCGAGAATTGACACAGATCAATTACTTAGAGGTCAAAAAACACTTTGGGAAATGACTTAACAGGAGAAAAGTGCCATGAGCAAGCACATGAAAATGCTAAAGGAAGAGCGAAAGAAGTTGATCTTTGATTACCTGAAAGGGTTAAAGAACCCTGTCAACGCTTGGCATTTGGCGAAGAAGTTTGATATGACGAGCAAAAGGATTGACCAACTCATGACCGAATTGGCGCAAGAAGATCTTGTTGTGAAGTCCAAAGGGATCAAGGATATTCAGATCCCGTGGAAGAAAACACTTGTGAACTATTTCGAGGTGAAAGAGGAATACAAAACCTTTAAGCCGCGTAAGCCTAAGCAAAAAGTGCTTTGGCATAACCCATTTGGGATAAGGGTAGCGTGATGAACAGGGAAGATATCATCCGCATGGCGCGGGAGGCTGGCTTTGAGCAAAACTCGCTTGGTATGACGTACACGAGTGGGGCGCTACCTGAATTGCTTGAACGATTCGCTGGCCTTGTTGCCGCTGCCGAGCGTGAGGCGTGTGCTGAGTTGGTGTGGCCTACGCATCAAGTCAAGATGTGGTCAGATAAAGAGATGACCGACATGACGGGGGCGTTCAACCGAGCACAGGAAAAACATGGTTGGTACGAGACGATCATGGCCGTGGGTGCTACTGCACTTAAAGACCGCGCCGCCGCCATACGAGCAAGGACATGAAAGACTACCTCGCGGGTCAAGCCATATGGCGCACACCAGACGACGACCCGCCACCGCTAGGCGTGAAAATGTTGCTGCTAACGCCTGGTGGCGTGTGCGTGATCGGAACATGGGAGACATGGGCCATTGCCTGGGCGCCATTGCCAAAGGTGCCTGAACATATAAAGGGTGCGTTGAAATGAAAGACTTAACGATTGGCGATGTGATGGGTATCGCAAGAAACACGGGGTTTGATCAGCATGCAGAGAATCTATTTATCTTTGCAGCGCAGATTGAGTTTGTGGCAAGCGAAGCGCGCTTAAACCATTGCATCGAAGTGCTAGAGAAAAACGGTTACACGGATGCCGCTGAACTATTGAAAGGACAAGGATGAACCTAGAGCAAATGGCGATCAAAGCCACGGTTAACAGTTTGGTTGAGAACATCCACCCATCCGTCAAGGTGGACGTGGCAAACGAAATCGCGCAAGAGTTGCTTGAATTAACCGATCAGTTGTTGGCGGATTGCGTGGAATTGCTAAAGCGTTTGCAGCGCGATTAACACGCCGCTTGCATTTTTGCAAGCCTATTGATAAGGTGCGCGCATGAAAACCAAACCCGTTTGGGACAAGCCACGTCCAAAATCAGTTGGCAAGAGCGAACCTTTATCCAAAAAGGAAAAGGCTAGCGCAAAGGCAATGGCGAAGTCCGCTGGCCGCCCTTACCCTAATTTAATTGACAATATGCGCGCTGCGAGGAAGAAATGAGTAAGCAAGTGCGCGATTCGGCGGGCCACCTATGGCCTGAAATCGTCGGCAAACTTGGCACAAACACGAATATCACAACATCTGACGTGAGCCAGCAATCACACGCCGCTGGCACTGGCGTTACGTTGATGCGCGTTGCTAACGGTTCAAATGCTGGTTATCACTGCCACTTTGCAGTTGGCAATGATCCAGTTGCTAGCGAGTCATCACCTATTATTCCAGCGAACACGGTTGTTTACATCACTGTTTCGCCGGGTCAAAAGATTGCTATTGTTGCTGAGCAAAATCACGTTATGCGTGTTTCTATGACGGACATAATTCCATGATGAAGAAAACCAAAGCCGAAAAAAAGATCAGCAAAGTGATGCGCGAGTACAAAGCGGGCAAGTTGCATTCCGGTAGCAAGGAAGGCCCGAAGGTTAAGAATCCCAAGCAAGCCGTTGCGATTGCGCTTTCCGAGGCAGGGATCACGCGGAAGCCGATGTGATGCAATGCCCTATTGAAACCACGGATGCACTGGCGAACCTAAAGAACAGGAATTGGGCTTTTGCCAACGTGGGTTATGGCCCTGCTAATCCTGAAATGCCAAACGATGAATTTTGGCAAGCAAAATCAAAGACTTGGAACACTGACTTAGAGCAAGCCATGAGCATGCGCTGCGGTAACTGCGCAGCGTTTATTCAGACGCCAGAGATGATTGAGTGCATCACAGACGGTATGCACGGCGAAGATGGCGAAGAAAGCGACGACGATTATGAAGGCGACGCTGAAAACGCCGCCATGGAAGGCGAAGAAAACGATGATGAAGGCATGGACGTGGATCTTGAGGAGACTGTTCAAGAAGCCGCAAACCTCGGATATTGCGAACTCTTCCATTTCAAGTGCGCCGCGGCAAGAACATGCGACGCATGGCTCGTTGGCGGCCCCATCACACGAACCCAAGATAGTCGACGCTCAATGCAAGCTATACGTTTCTATCGGTCAAACTTCCCGCAACAAGGTTGAATGGCGTGATTAAGCGAGGATCAGAAACGTTTTCCGGTTACAACAAGCCAAAGAAAACG